AACGATGTTGAATTCGTTGCGGTCTGTGGTGCCATGCCCTCAGATGCATGGTCGGTATTTGCGCAAAAAGCGGATGAACTCTGGCAAAAACATCGGCCGACTTTCTTTTTGCTTGAATATCGAACACCTGCAAATGATGAAACCATTGATAATTGGGTGTCTGTATTGCTTGCCGAACGTGTGCAGTTTGCACATCCCTTTCTTGCCTGCTGTGTGGCATATGGCAATGTCTCTGGTAATACCCGAAATTTGATGGGCCTGCTTGCCGGCCGATTGCTCAGTATACCGGTGATGCGGTCAATTGGCCGAGTGAGAGACGGCGGACTGGCAACTGTTCAGTTGCCTGATGGATACAACGAAAGCCATCAGCAAACACTTGAAGACGCAGGCTACATTACAGCAAAAACGATTACAGGGCTTAAAAATCCCTATTTTGGAAGCGCCAGAACCCTGGCAGAAGATACCAGCGATTTTCGGTATATTGAAATATTGCGGGTTGTGTTCAAGGCCTGTCGCCTTGCGCGGATACGAGCCTTGAACAGTATCCATGATGAAGCCGGTGACCCACTGCTTGGGAGTGATGCCTCCGGTGTTGCCTATTTGAAAAGCAATATTGAAAGTGCGGTGGGCACAATGAAGACAGCCGCTCCACAGGAAATTGTTGACTTTGTGATTAGTATTCCAAAGGGTCAGGATATTGTGAATAATGGCTTACGTTTGGGGCTTCGGTTGATTGGCATCCCCATTATCAGGGAACTGGAAATATTTGCATCGTACACTTATGCCGGGTCAACATTTGACCCGAGGTTGGAGGCGGTATCATGATCAATGGACGATATTATGATTGGGAAAGTGTTACCATTATCGGGCCATCAGGTGAATATATTGGTATTTCAGATATTAATTATTCTGATGAGAAAGGTGCAGAGCCTCGGTACGGTAAGGGCAGCACACCTTATGGTTATGGCAACAAGAACTACAAAGCAAGCGGCAATATGACTTTGGCAATTGATGAAGCGGAACGTTTGCGCAAAAGTCTTGGCGGGTCGTTTTACAATGGGACGTTCAATACGGTTGTGAACTATGAAGTGCCTGGAAAAGATATTGTTACTGACACGCTTCGTGATTGCAAAATTACAAAGGTAGATACTTCGGCGCAGCAGGATGATGACAATACTGGGGCGCGGAAACTTGATTTCAATATCTTTTCCCCTATTGAGTGGAATGGGGTGCCGGCTGTATAGGTATCAGAGCCGCGCGCGTAAGCAAGCGGTATCGAAGTAAAATCCGTTTGCTTACGTGCGCAGTGCCGCTTGCTAACGCGCGCGGCTCAGATGGCACGTAAAAAGTGCGCAGTGCCGCTTGCTAACGCGCGCGGCTCAGATGGCACGTAAAAAGTGCGCAGTGCCGCTTGCTAACGCGCGCGGCTTAGATGGCACGTAAAAAGTGCGTAGTGCCGCTTGCTAACGCGCGCGGCTTAGATGGCACGTAAAAAGATAGGAGACAAAACAATGGATACCAAGGCCATATGTAGGAACTGTCTGTATTGTCATACGGAATATGGCGAGTATAGCTGTTATTGTCTGCCAGACAAGAAAATCAGCGTACAGCCTGACCGACCTGGCTGCTATCGAGGCAAGGATAGAAATTATAATGTTTGCTATTCTTTGCCGCAAACGATCAGGGTGAAAAGAATACTTGAAGAAAAGGAGCGCGAAAATGATTGATACTAACGAAACAATAGAAGAAAACATTCAAGAAAAAGGCATTGAGAAGAACGACAAAGGCGTTGAATTCTACCCGATCTCGGGCGAATTTAAAAAACTTTCAGGCGAAAACGTGCAATGGTGTTTCAGGGTGAAAGAACCCCCTGTGTCAGCCATTGATCGATTTCAGGCAGAAGCCCAAAAAGGGAAGGCGGAAAGCGCGCTGAACAATAACCTTGTTCTAAGTATCATTTGGCCAGGTGACCGGCAAGAGTTCTTGAATATGAACAAGTTGTATCCCGGTATTGGCAATAGTATTGCCAAAAAAGCCATTGCTGCAAAGGGCTTTTCGGGAAACGCTTGCGCCAGTTGACGCCCACGCGAAAACTTCAAGCGTTGATTCGGTTTTGGACCGGGCAGCAAGCTGCTGACGATATGACCGAGTTTGAGACGCAACTGGCAGAAGCAAATTTTTTGAAGGAACAATTCTACCAGCCTTTTATGGCGATGTTAGGTGCAAAAAAACAATGAATACCATCTTCAACGTACAGGCCTTGTTATCGCTCACTGACATGATGAGCGGACCATTAACAAAGGCGCAAAGCAAGATCAATTCTACGAAGAAAGACGCTATGAGCTTTTCTGACAGAATGGGTGTGCTTGCCAAGCAAATGACGGTCTTTGCGATGATTGCTGGTGGTGTACTTTTTGGCATAGGCTCCTCCGTAGCTTCGGCAGGTGATTTTCAGGCGGCGATATCGAAGGTTGGCGCGGTATCCAACGCAACAGCCAGTGAGATGGCCGCACTGGAGTCATCTGCCTTGAAGCTTGGGAAGTCTACGGCCTTTTCTGCTGTTCAGGCGGCTGAAGGGCAGAAATATCTTGCAATGGCCGGGTTTGATACGACCCAGACCATTGCAGCCATGCCGGGTGTATTGAATCTGGCATCGGCGGCACAAGAAGATCTGGGGAATACTGCAAATATTGCCTCCAATATTATGAGCGGGTTCGGGATTGAAGCAGACAAGATGCCGATGATCGCCGACCAGCTTACACGCACGTTCACATCATCCAATACAACACTTGCAGGCTTAGGACAGACCATGGCCAATGTGGCACCGGTGGCATCGGCAGCCGGTGCCAGTTTGGCCGAGGTGTCTGCAATGGCTGGGATGTTGGGTAATGTGGGGGTTGATGCGTCGGCAGCGGGTACGCATCTGAAGATCATGTTCACAAAACTGATGGCACCATCACGCATGGCAAGTGATGCGCTGGCGAAACTAGGCGTGTCAACGAAGGATTCAGCAGGGAATATGCTCCCCATGTTTGATGTGTTGCAGCAAATTGAGTCTGCAACATCAAATATGGGGACTGGTACTCGTGGCGCCTATCTCAATAAGATATTCGGCGGCGAGGCGGTAAGTTCGGTCACTGCTCTATTGAAACAGGGTGTCTCGAATATTCGCAAATTTGCCAGCGATATTGAAAATGGCAGTTTGACGGCTTCGACTGTGGCAACACGGCAATTGGACAACCTTCCTGGGAAGCTGACGTTATTATCATCTGCCTGGGAAGGTTTGAAAATAAGTATTGGTACGGTGTTTTTGCCGGTGGCGGAGATCTTAGTAAGTTTGTTGATGTCCATAATTAGTGTGATCTCTGCCATCGCATCACACCCCATCGGCAAGTGGCTGTTGATGGTTGCCGGGACGATGTCAGCACTTGTTATCGCTGTCACCGGCTTTGCCGGAGCGTGGGCGGGTGTCAGCAGCGCGCTTGCTATTGTGGGACCGATGGTGGCGGGTTTGGGGGTTTCTGTTGGGGCTCTCTTTTGGCCGGTCACGTTGGCTGTTGCCGCTGTAACCGGTTTGTATGTGGCCTGGCAAAATAATTTCTTGGGAATTCGGGACATAACGTATTCTGTTTTTGGATTCTTTCAAGATTATGGCATGTCCATATTGAAGGCGCTTGGGATTGCCCTTGCAGTAACTGCCTCGCCTGTTACTGCGCTTGCTGCTGCGGCTTATGGATTATATACCGCATGGCAAAATAACTTTTTGGGTATTCGGGATATTACGTATTCTGTGATCGAATCCATTAAGGGTTTTTTTGCAGGCTTGAACCTGTTTGAGTTTGGGGCGAACATGATTGCGACGCTGACTGAGGGGGTCAAATCGATGATTATGAAGCCTTATGAAGCAGTCAAGGGTGTATTCTCAAAGGTGAGCAATCTGTTTTCTAATTCTGACGCAAGAGAAGGGCCGCTTAGCACATTGACGCAGAATGGGCGGAATATACTTTCTACGATGATTACTGGGATTCAGGCGGAAGAACCCCGATTTTCTGATGAAATGAGCAAGGCATTGGGGAAATGGGAAACACCATCTGTGGTGACCCACAATAATGTTGAAAAAAATGAAAAACAGCAGGTGATTACGATTTCGATTGATCGTGTTGAGTTGCCTGGGGTTTGCGATGGGCAGACGTTTGTTGATGACTTGTTTGCTTATGTGAGGGCG